ATCGACAACAGCGCCAACAACAGCCGGGCGCAGTGCCAATCGGCCTCGGTGATCGGCTGCGCAGTGCGGGCTGTGCAACTATCGGAGCTTGGCACTGGCGCCGCCCCCGACATTCTGGGGCGTATGGTTCATTCGGTTCGGGCCGATGCCGAGGAAGGCACCATCGCGGGCTTTACCATCGCCACGATCGGGAATAACGGCGCCGCCGCGCGCAGTATCGGCGTGCGCGGTCAAAGCTGGGTGAATGTGCTGCTGCGCAAGACCCGCACGGCAGCCTATACTGCCCTGTCGGTGACGCAGCCGACGATTCAGATCAGCGCCGATTTTTACAGCGGCCCGACCGATCAGCCGCCGATCACCAACGTCAACATTGCCTATATGAGCGCCGCCGGGGGCCGCTGGAACGGCCCCTATAACGAGGCCGCCACGACCCGCGTGGTCAAGGAGCTGCGCCTGATCGGCGTCGCTGCGCACCAGATGAACACCAAGGCAGATGTGTTCGCCGCCGCGCCCGCCGCTTCGGGCAATCGCACCGGCACTTTTGCCTATCGTTTCGGCAATGCGCGCTTTGGTACGGTGACGGGGGATAACAGCGCGAATAATGACGGCACGCCGGGGCCCTCGTCATGGCTTGGCGATGTGCTGCCGCCGCTGGCGCAGAATAATGTCGGCTACGGCAATCTGTGGGCCAACGACACGTCATATCCCGGCACCAACAGCTTTGCCAGCGCCGGGGATTACGCGCCAAAGGCCGCGCTTTTCGAGCGAGTCCCCGCCGAAAGGGCGCCAACCGCGTTCGATCTTTTCGGGCTGGCCCGGCGCAACGATGGCTTTGGGGCTGCCGGCGCGGTCGAGCGACTGGTCGCCATGCTGGCACCGGCATCGGCACGCTCCGGCCAGGTCGCCGGGTCGCCGGGCCGCAGCCTGTTGCTGCCGCTGGTAGCCGCGGGGGCGCGGCAGCCGCAAAACGCTGCGGCAGCGTCGCTGGTGTGGGCAGCCAATCTGGTGGTCGCTCCGGCCCGGTCAGCCCAATCGGCGACGGCGGCGGGGCTGACAATTGCACTGGCCATCGACGCATCGGGCGCCGGACAGCCACACCGCGCGGCGGCGGTATCGCTATCATGGGCGAGCGACTTGTTCCCGGCAGCGGCGCTGCAGGGGCAGCGGGCGCCGCCCGTTGTGCTGGTCTGGTCGGCGGCGCTGCCGCCGTCAGGGGCAACGCTCCCGCACCGTGTCCAAGCGACACTGGTGGCGTCGATCGCGGTCACCAACTGGCTTTTGCCGGTCTCTGCCGATCAGCCGCAGCGCGTTGTGGCCGGCCGGCTTTTCGCCGGTTCGGCCGCGTCTGCCGTCCACACCCTGGTTCCTGACCCTGTCGCAACGACGCTTTTCGTCCCGTAAAAAAAAGGAAAAATGACATGCCGAAATTTGCAAGCACCGACGTGATCGATGGCAGCCTGAACATTGTTGCTTCGGCAACGCGAATGGTTGCGCTGAATGGCCAGCCGGCCAGCTATGCCGCCGCCAACAGCGGAAAACTGGTGCAGGTTGATCTTGTACCGGGGGATTTCACCCTGGCAGCAGGCGATGTTTCGGGCCGCAAGGTCAGCATCATGGCCAAGGCCGGACTGGCGGTGATTGCGCCCGGCACGGCCGATCATATTGCCCTGCTCGATGTCGCGGGATCGCGGTTGCTTTATGTGACCACCTGCCCGTCGCAGGCGCTGGTGAGCGGCGGTCTTGTCAGCATCGCTGGCTGGGCGGTCGAAATCGGCGCGCCGGTCTGAACCGGACACTCAAAACGCGTTCCACGGTTCGGGGCTGCGGTTCGGGGTGGCCCCGGGTGGCGGCCCCGGGCGGGGCATTTCAGACAGCGAGGGAGGATGATCGGTGGCGATCTTCTTGAAGGATCCGACGGCAACTATCGATTTTGCCGTCGACTGGTCGGCCAATGTCGCGGCCGATCGAACGATAGTTGCATCGGTCTGGCAGGTCTTGCCCGGCGGCAGCGGCGCCGTGGTGGTCGAAGCCGCGATCAGCGAACCGCGACGCAGCGTTGCCATACTGTCGGGCGGCCAAGCGGGGCAGGTTTATCATGTCACCAACAAGGTCACATTTTCGGATGGCCGCAACGATGAACGCACGCTTGTGCTGCGTGTGGAGGATCAGTGATGGCGGATTTGACCCTCTCCCTGACCAACAGCGCGCTCGCGGTCAGCCTGGCCGAATGCAAGGCCTATCTGCGGCTCGAGCGTGATGACGATGATGCCCTGCTGGCGGGGCTGATCCGCACGGCGATGGCGCTGTGCGAAGCCTTTACCGGGCAATGGCTGATCGTGCGGGATGGCGAACAGCGGCTGGCCAGCGCGGGGCATTGGCAACGCATCACGGCGCTGCCGGTGGTTGCCATCACCGGCGTTACCATCGCCGGCGTTGCGCTACCGGGAACCGCTTTTGAAAGCGATATCGATGTGGCGGGCACCGGCTGGGTGCGGCTGCGCGATCCGGTGGCGGGGGCAGCGGCGGTTGTCGGCTTTCGCGCCGGACTGGGCGCGGATTGGAACGGCGTGCCCGAACCGCTGCGCCAGGGGCTGGTCCGACTGGTCACGCATTTGTTCACCCATCGCGATGCCGCCGATGCCGGCCCGCCGCCTGCCGCCGTCGCGGCGTTGTGGCGGCCCTGGCGGCGGCTGCGCCTGAACTGAAGGATTGACCATGGCAGATGAATTTGCCGGCGCGCTGGTTGAGCGCGTCGCGATCGAGACATGGGTTGCCGCCCGCGACGATAACGGTGCCGATGTCGGGGCGTGGCAAGGCGCACGCCAGCGGCTGGCCGCCATCGAGCCCGAAGGCGGCGGCAGCAGCGAAGGCGAGGCGCGCCGGTCGCGGCGGCGCTGGCGGGTGACGCTGCGCCAGCCGGCCGAGGTCAGCCTGACGTCGCGGCTGCGCTGGAATGACCAGTTGCTCGCCGTGCTGGCGGTCGAACGCGACCCGCGTCGCCGCGACCGGCTGGTGCTGCGCTGCGAAGCCCGCGAGCCATGAACGACGCGATCTTGCGCCAGCTCGCGGCGGCAGCGGCGGCCCGGGGCGGCGATGCGGTGGGCGTGGCAGTGCGGGCGATTGCCGAGCGCGCCGGCAGCCTGTCGGGCATTCGCGCCACCACCGAAGGCGACGCTGTGGCGTTGCAGGGCAAGGGCCTGCTGGCCCGGGCCTTTGGCAGTCGCCGCCGTGCCGCCGATCCGCGCCTGCTGGCGTTGACCGCCAATCTGCAATCGACAGGAGAACAGCCATGAGCGCCAGTCTCGCAATGCAGCGGCTGCTGATGCTGGCGTTGGCCGGCATCCCTGGTGTTTCGGGCGTTTACGATGGGCCGCCGGTCGATGCGGCGCCACCCTATGTGGTGATCGGTGCCGATCTGGTCAGCGACTGGAGCACCAAGACCGAAATCGGCCATGAACATCGGATCGCCATCAATGTCTGGGAGGCGGGGCCGGGCACGGCGCGCGCCAAGGCGATCATGGGGCTGGTTGAAGCCCGATTGGTGGCGCTGGCGGGCAGCCGCGATGGCCATGCGCTGGTTTCAACGCGCCTGCTGCGCACGCTGGTGCTGACCGATGCCGAGGGCTGGAGCCAGGGCATCATCGAATTTCGGCTGCGCAGTCGCGCACTCTGACAATTTGGCTTGAAAGGAAAATCACATGGCGATGGAAAAAGGCAGCGCGTTCTTGCTCAAGGTTGGTGATGGTGGCGCGACGCCGGTGTTTACCACGGTGGCCGGGCTGCGCACGACGCAGATGAGCATCAATGCCGAAACCGTGGTGGTGACCAACCAGGGCTCGGGTGGCTGGCGCGAGCTGTTGTCGGGCGCCGGGGTGCGATCGGTATCGCTGAGCGGTTCGGGGGTGTTTACCGGATCAGCTGCCGAAGCCCGCATCAAGGCCAATGCGCTGGGCGGGGTTATCGATGATTACCGGATCAGTTTTGAAAGCGGCGAGACGGTAACGGCGAAGTTCCTCATCACCCGGCTCGATTATGCCGGTGATTTCAACGGGGAACGCACCTACACGCTGGCGCTGGAAAGTTCCGGCGCCGTGGTGACGGCATGACGCTGGCCAATGCGGTGCGCGGCGAGGTGGCGCTTGCGCTCGGGGCCGATACGTTTTGCCTGCGCCCCAGTTTTGCCGCGCTGGTCGCTGCCGAGGCCGAACTGGGGCCGTTGTTCGCGCTGGTTGAACGCGCCGCTGGCGGCGGGCTGATGCTTGCTGAAATGGCGGCGCTGTTCTGGTTCTGCCTCGATGCGCCGCCGGTATCGCTGACGCGCGCAGCGCTGGGTGAACGGCTTGTTGCGGCGGGGCTGGCCAACGTCACGCCGGCGCTGCGGGCCCTGCTGGCGCAGGTGCTGGCCGGACGATGACCGAATTTGCCCTGGCAGCACAGCGCGCAGCGCGGGTGGCAACCGCGCTGCTCGGCTGGCGGCCGGCCGAATTCTGGGCCGCGACGCCGGCCGAATTGCGCACCGCGCTGGGGCTGGACGCGGCGGACAATGCCGCGCCGGCAACCCATGACATGCTGGCCCGCTTGATGAAGGAGTTTCCCGATGCAGGGTGATATGACCGATCTTGATACGCTGGTCATCCGCGTGCGCGCCGATACGGCCGGTTTCATGGCCGGGGTCAGCGATATCCGCCGCGAACTCGATGGCCCGCTGGCGCAAGGTGTCGACCGCGCCGGATCGAGCATCGAGCGTGCGCTGGCGCGCGCCGCAGTAACCGGCAAGTTCGGGTTTGAAGATTTGCGCCGGGTGGCGCTGACAGCGCTTGCCGATATAGCGGCTGGCGCCTTGCGTACCGATATCGGCGCCTTGTTCGGCGGGAGTGGCGGCGGGCTCGCTGGCGCGTTGACCAGCACGATCAGCGGCTTGTTCGGCGGCGTGCCCGGGCGCGCAACCGGCGGCCCGGTTACCGGCGGCAGCCCCTATCTTGTGGGTGAACGCGGCCCCGAATTGTTCGTGCCGACCGCTGCCGGGCGGATCGAGACGATGGCGGGCGGGCAGCGCGGGCCGGTGGCGGTGACGATCAATGTCGCCGCCCCCCGCGATGCCTCGCCAGCGATCATGCAACAGACCGGCGCCCAGGTGGCGCGCGCCGTCGCCCGCGCGCTGGAAAGGGCACAGGCATGATGCGGCACTGGCTGGCCGGCAGCGATGCGCCGGTGCGCACCCGCTGGGGCAAAAGGTTCGAGCCGCGCTATTGGACGGTTGATTTCCCGCGACCGATGATGGCGGCGGTGACGACCGAGGGCGCCGATGCGCTGGTCGTCGATCTTGATTTTTTACGGCGGGGGGATCTTGCCGGGTTGATCTGGGAATCGCGTGATCGCTGGAGCCATCCGTTGCTGGCACTGGCAACCAACCGCGACTATCGCGGCACGACGCTGGCCTTTCGCTGGCGCGCCACTGGCGCTGTGCAGCCGCTCGATGCCATCAACGGCCCGGTGCTGACCATCGAGGGCCGCGATGCCGCCGGGGTGGCGCGCAGCTGGTATGTGCGGCTGTGGAACTATGCCAGCGGCAGCGGCGATAACGCGCTGGTGCAGCTTGATTTCGACCGACTTGATGGCGGTTTTCTGCTGCCGTCCGAGGCCGATCGGGTGTTTGCCGGCGATATCGACCGTATGTTCATTTCGTTGGTGCCACCGGGCTATGATGGCAGCGATGCTCCGTTGGCGACGCCGGTGGCGGCGCAGGTGCGGATCGAAGCAATCCGCTGCGACGGGCCAGGCTCGATGCTGCGGATCGGCGATGCCTTTGTGCCGCCGCACCGGCTCCGCATGACCGGCGGTTATGACGACAGTTATAATCAGACCCCGGAACGCCTGATCGAAGCGATTTACGCGCTCGGTTACCGCGATCTGCTGGTCCATTATGTCGGCATGAGCCATTTTCCGGGCCTGCGCTGGGATGCGGCGGCTATGGCCTATCTTGCCGACCCGCTTGTGCCGTTGTGTGCGTCTGCAATAGCCTGGCACCGGGATTTTTTCGCGCGGGCGATGACGCTGGGCCTGGCGCCGGTCGTGTCGCTGTCGTTCGAACTGCTCGACCAGCATTGTCCCGCCGCCTGGGCGCAGCGCGCCGCCGACGGGAGCCGAGCCGCCACCGGTTATACGCCGCCCTCGACGCTGTTGTCGCCGGCACATGATGGCGCCATGGCCTGGTTGCAGGCGGTCGCCCG